TAAAATAAACGTGTAACCGCCTTTTTTATTTAGCCCCCTTTTTGTATATTTGTTTAAAATAAAATTTTTTATTATGTCCCTAAACGATGCAATAGATAAAATAATACAACAAAAAAAAACAATTGAACAATTAGAAAAAAAACACAATATTTTTTTACAAATTTTAATATATAAGATTTATAAAATACGAAGTTGTAACCCGTTTAAAAGGTTTTTTATTAAGGGCAAATTATTAAAAGATTTAATTAGTACAATTGAAAGCGCAATAAAAGAACAAAACAAATAAATAAACGTAAAGAATAAAAGCGATAATATAAAACTTTTTTTATTAGCTTTGTTTTAAGATTTAAAAAGGGTTTAATTTCATAGTTTAAAAACCTTTTTTATTGTTGTTAATAGTTTAGGCATTGGGGGCGGCGTTGTTAACCGCCCCTTACTTTTAAAAAATGGATAAAATAATAATTGAATTAACCCCCTTACAAGCCGCCGAAATTAGTAATTTTTTAACTAATTCAAGTAAAAAAATACAAGCCCAAGCGCTAAGCCGTGGGGCTTTAGATTTTGAAGAAAAATTATTAATAGATTCGGCTAAGGTTTTTAAGACTGAGTTAAAACAATATTTAAACGCTAGTTTATATGCGCAAATTTTAGAGGACTACGAACAAGCCGAACTAATACACGAATTAACTATAAATAATTAAAGGTATGGGCACTATTAAGGCTATAAACTGGGATAAAGTTTTTAATTTAATAAGGGCGGGGGCGGGCGAACATATAGATAAAATTTTAATGATACGCCCCGAATTATTAAATATAGAATGTAAAAAAAATTATAATGTAAGTTTTGAAGTTTATAAAGAATCGGTTTTATCTTTGGAGTATCACCCCAACCATCACCGAGAAACTATAAAGTACAATTCAAAACTAGTAAAAGAGCCCCCCCCAAAAAAAATTGGCTTTGTGTATTTAATAAACTGCAAAGGCACAAACTTATATAAAATAGGCATTTCTAAAAATAATATTAAAATCCGTTTATCTACTTTACAAAGCGGGTGCCCCTTTGAGTTAATAGTATCTTATGTTTGCCAATGTAAGCACTTTGCCTTATTAGAAAGCGAATTACATAAAAGGTATAAAAAGTATAAACATAGGGGCGAATGGTTTAAATTATCCGAATCTTTAGTATTATGTGTAAAAAATGATATGATAGAACAAAAGGGAAAACAATTAAAATTATTTAAATAATGGCAGGCCGTAAAAAATTGTCTATTGATTGGTTAAGAGTTAACAAAGCACTAGAGGCGGGGGCTAATGGTGTACAAGTTGCGGCAATGCTAGGAATAAGTTTTGATACATTGGCGAGGCGCTGCGAAGAAGTATATAAACTTAATTTTGCGGAGTATTTGAGACAAAAGAGGGAAGCAGGAAACGAAAAGCTATTAAAAGCGCAATTTGATTTAGCAGTAAAAGAAAACGATAGAAGTATGTTAATTTGGTTAGGTAAACAAAGACTTAACCAAGCCGAAAAGCGCGAAATAAAAAACGACACAACAATAAAGGGTAAATTAGATTTAAGTAAATTAACTAATGAACAACTTACAGAACTTAGCCGAATCGTTGCCGACCTTGGCGGAGATTAGGGCAGAAATTGCGCGGCGTAATTTTTTGGACTTTGTAAAAATTACAAAGCCTAATTATTCTGTAAATTGGCACCATTCATTATTGGCAAACGAATATTTACAAAGTTTTATAAATGGCGATATACGCAAGTTAATGGTATTTATGCCGCCGCAGCACGGAAAAAGCGAACTAACAAGCCGACGTTTACCCGCG